GCTGCTCCATCGCCTGCTGCACGGATTGCATCTGGCGCTCGGTTGCCCGCCGCTTGGCACGCTCCTCGGCAAGCGCGCCGCGCTGGTCCTGCCAGCGTCGCGCCATCTCCTCGGCGTCAAGCATCTGGCGCTGCGGCTTGGCTCGCCGCGCCGGGCCGCGCTCCACCGCATCCGCAGCGCCCGAGCCGTCTCCGTCAGCGTCTACAAGGCCGCCCTCGCCCTTCTCCAGCGTCAGCTCTGCGTTCTCTTCCAGCTCGGCAAGCTGGTTTTCAATTTCGTCAGCCATTGTCGTCGTCCTCCATCACGCCAGCAACAACGCCAGCGTCTCCGTACTTCTATTCCGCGAGCAGCTCGCTCTGGCGCGCAGCTTCTTCCATTTTCTCGCGCTCGATCATCATTTTCATGTCGATCTCGTACTGTTTCAGCCTGATCTGAGCCCGCTGAAGTTCGAGTTCGGCGCGCCTGTTCTCCAGCTCCATGCGCTGCATCTCGGCGTCTGCCTGTTGCTTCTGGATGTCAGCATCGATCTTCGCCGTGTCGTTACGCTCGCGCATCGCCGTCTCACGTGCCCGCAGCTCGGCCTCGTGCTGGTCGGCAATCTGCTGGGTCTGGACTTTCTCCATCTCCAGCTTGGCCCACTGGTTCTCGATCTGCAGCTTCTGCTGTTCGAGCTGAGACTTTTGCAGGTCGATCTGCAGCCTTGCTTGCTCCGACTGTGCCTTCATCTGATCGGCCTGCGCCCTAAGCTGAGCCGACTGCCCGTCCACCTGTATCTTCTGCAGCATCGCCTGCGCCTGCTGCGCGCGTGTCTGCGCCTCCTGCGCCTCGGCCTGCGCCTTCAGCATCGCCGGGTTCGGCTGCTGGGCTGCCCTGTCGCCCTCCTCCTTGGCGATCTGCTGTATCTCCGCGACCAAGCTGGTCGGGATCGGCGCGTACTCCATGAACTTGAGCAGGATGCTCGGCGGCAGGTTCATGGAACGCAGCAGCGGCATCATCTGGGCAAGGAACTGGAACACCCGCTCCTTCTGGTTTGGGCCGGTCGGAGCCTCGTCAACCACCACGTCGTAGCGGCCAGTCGTGACCTCACGCACGAGCGGGAGATACCTGACCGCGCCAGTGCGACCGCTGATCCGCACGAGCCGCCCGTCGCTCATGTACTTCTGGATCATCTTGAGCAGGTGCCGACCGTGCATCCGGCGGTAGCGCCCGAGAGACGAGAAGAACGCCTTCAGGACGCCGTAGGCAGCCTCCTTGCGGGTCACATCGACGACGCCAGCCTGCTCGCGGTCGATGATGCCCAGCATCTCGTTGTTGACGCCTGACACGCCCGGCACGGCCTCGTTGGCAATGCCGAGCAGGCGGTCAAAGCCAGCCGACAGCTGCGACATTGGCTTGGGCACGACCTTGTTGCCAGAGACCGCGCCCGCCTTCGTCCAGACTATGGTGTCGCTGGCCGCCCAGTCTTCCTCGGCCTGCACGGGGTCTTCGAATGCGTCCACCTCGGCGAGCAGTCCGCCCTTGGCGTTGGTGTCCACGATGCGCTGTATCTGGCTGATCTGCTTGTTGAGCAGGCGCTGGGGATCAACCATCGCGCGCACGACGCCGTACCAGACGCCCCTGTTGCGATCCAGCTTGCCGGTCAGGAACTTGTACGTGAACTCGCCGCAGTCGAGCGGGCCCGACATGACGATCTTGTTGCCCGCACGAACCGCACGATAGTAGCGCGCGACCGTGGCCTTGGTCGCCAGCTCGTACAGCTCCGGGGCCTGCTCCGCGAGACGCTGGAACTCTACCTCCTCCAGCACCTCGACGCGGCCCATGTTCTGGTTGGGGACGAGATAGACAGTCTCCAGCTCACGCCACTGGAACTCCGTCACCCAGACATCGTTGCGGCCCATGAACGGGTCGGAGCCGCGACCCTGATAGGCCGAGCCGGGGAAGTTGTCGTGGACGCCCGACCCGGAGGTCGGCGGGGTGTCGCTGTCGCCGTCCGTGCCGAAGCGGCGCTTGGCCTCGTCTTTCGAGAACGCACGCTTGCGGCGCAGGTAGCCCGCATCGACGGCGTTGGGCCTGCGCGCGGTCGCGTCGATGGCAATCTCCATCGGATCGACACGCTCGACCACGGCGCGGCCTTGGATGTCGTTGTCGTAGTCCATCCGGCTCTCGATGACGCCGAGGCCGCAGATCACGCAGTCGCGGAAAGCCTCGCTCTCCTCGTCCTGCGCCTCGCACTCGTCGCGCACCCACTCGGCGGCGGCAGTCAGCAGCTCGTTGACCGCCACGTCCTGCAGCGCGCCGTCCGGCCCACGCACAGCCGTCTCGCGCGGGTAGTAGCGCACGGTCTGGCGGTTGGTCATCTCGGAGCCGCAGATCGCGGACACGGTCGAGTCGATCTTGTTGATACTGACAGTCGTCAGGCCGAGCAGCGCACTCGCCTCCTCTGCGCCCTTGTCCCACTGGCGACCGGCAGTCACCTCGTAGGCCGTGGTCGCCTCCTCGCGCCACTCGCTCCAGTGCGACTCCAGCTCCTTGTCCCACTCCGAGAACTTGGCCAGCAGCATCTCATGGTCGTCGAGCCACTCCCAGCGCGGCGGGTCGGGTATCTCGATGTCCGGCGACGCCTCCGGCTGCGGCGGCTGCGGCGGCGCTGGGAGGCCCTGTGGAGGCGGTTGCATCATCTGGGGGGGTTGCCCCATCGGAGGCATCGGAGGCTGCTGCTGACCCATCTGAGGCCCACCGGGAGGCATCTGCGGGGGTTGCATGGGCTGCGGCTGCATTCCGCCGGGCTGGACGCCCTGCATGCGCGCCTGCTGCATCCGGCGCATCAGCTCCGGGTTCATCTGGTTCGGAGGCATGCCCATTATTTTGGCGTCCTGATCATGGTCATTCGGTTGATGCTGCCCGGCTTGAAGTCAAAGCCAAATTGTCGATACCAGTCCGCGAGTTCGTGTGCCGCCATCTTCTTGCCAGCAGGCGTCGCGAATGGCTCTGGCACCAGCTGGACTGTCACAGCTTGCGGGTCTACGGCGTCCTCAAGCAGCGATGTCAGCGCCCGCCTGCCGCCACCCCGCTCCAGCGAGCGCAGGCTCTTGAGCCACAGGTTCTTGCCCAGTGTGTCGAGCACCAAGCCGCCGCCGCCAAGCATCAGCTCGTTGTTCGTCATCGGGTTAACCGGCAGCTCGCCGTGCTTGGCGTCGAGCGATCCGATGACGCGCCGCAGGAACGCCTCCGCTTGGTCTGCGGTCATGCCTCCCAGCTTGAGCATGCCCATCAAGCTATCTCATCCTTCGTTGCTTCTTCGCGCTGCAGGTGTGCGAGCAGTGAGCCGACCGAGCCGGACGACACGGCGGCGGCGACGATTGCGCTGATCTTGCCGCTGCTGAAGCCCATCTTCCGCAGGTAACCGGCAATGCGCTCAACCGCGAAATCCTCTGCGGTCTGGATCGCAGGCTCCATCAGCTCCGCTCCCCTCCGCGCAGCATCCGAGCCGGGCTCATAGCCCTGATGATCGAGCACGCCCACCTTCTTGAGCGCGCGACCGATACCCTCGGACGTGACGATGCCCATCAGTCCGAGCGGACTGATACTGACCTGATCGCTCCAGCCAGCCGAGCCCGTGAGGTCGCCCAGCTCGTCAACGACATCGTCGCCCAGACTTTTGTACAGCTGGGTGATCTCCGGCTTCGGCATGCTTTGTATCTTTTCCCATATGCGCGACGGCGCATTCGGGTTCTTGATGGCGTAGCCAAGGCCGCCGTGAGGATCGAGGGACGTGATCCCGACCGGGTCCGCGTTGCCGATCATCCACATGTAGTCCGGGGCAGACAGGCCGACGCCAATCTTCAGCGGGCCGTAAACCCTGCTGTTGTTAACGTAGCCTCCGCCTATCCGCTCAACGGCGCCGGGGTGCGAATGATAGAATATCCCGCCCGGCGCCACGTCCTTCGGGGTCACCGCGTACTGTTCCCATGACGTGTAAGGCTCCGCCGGGCGCGACCAAGGCGTCGCCGTGCCGCCGTGTTCGTTTAACCCCCGCTTCCAGTGCGCTTTGGGATGGTTGCCGGAGCCTCGGACAAACGCGGGGGCAAGGTCTTCTGACGCGAGCAGCTCGGCAAGCTGCTCGTTGCCCTCGATCAGGTAGCGCGACTGGTCGGCCCAATTGGCGTCGCTTGTCTTTCGCGGCTTGATGCGCTCAAGCACCTCAATTACTGGCTTGCTGAGCAATCCCATTACATCGCCCACTGGTTACGTTTTTCGCGCATCGGACTACGCGCACGCGGCTTGGTCACCGCCAGACGCTTCATCATCAGCGCGTACCGGCTCGCCGAGAGAAGGTCGTCCCGCTCCTTCACAATCAGCCCATCCTTCCGGTGATAGTACAGGCACTCGTCCAGATACGCCTCGCACGAAGCGAACACCTTCCACCGTCCGGTACGCATGCGGTCAAGCATTTCCATCACGCCAGCCTCGACGCCGTTCGAGCCGTCCTCGAATGTCGCCCGCTCCTGCATCATCGAGAGGCCCTGCGCCCGGAACTGTGACGCCAGCTGCTCACCAGAACCTTTATCGTGCTGTAACCCATCGTGCGGCCACGCCACAGGTATCCACGCGCCCCACGCCTTGATCGCCGCCGCGTGTATGACAGGCGTCTGCTCGCGCTTGCGGTACTCGTTGACGACGTAGATCGTGTCGTTGTCCCTGTCCCACGCCATCCTGACAGCCGCGAACGGGTGATCCCAGCCGAAGTCCACGCCCACGATCTGCGGCCAGATTTCGGGGATGGCGAGCGGGCTGCACTTGATCTCGGCAAGGTCAATCGGGAACACCCGGCCAGAGCCGAGTTGCGGAATGCCCTGCGCGCGGGCGGCACGCTCGTGCTCGGGATAGCTCGCGATGATCGCGTCGGCCTGCTCCTGCGTGTAGAGCAGCGGGACGGTGTCCTGAATGGTGGCGCGGATGGTGTAGCGGGTCACGCTTCCGCTTCCGCTTCAATTTCAGATGCAGCCGCCAGCAGCCCGCCGCTTGAGACCAGCGCGGCGATGATCCCCTTGATGGTGCCGCTGTCGTAGCCGCTCATCTTCAGCCAGTTGCTGACGATTTCCTCGGCAGCTTGGGCAGACGCCTCGACTGCAGGCTCCAGCATCGCCGCGCCAGCGATCTGAGCCTCACCGACCGGCAGGCTTCCAAACTCCGTCAGGACGTTCGCCCGGTTCAAGGCCCGACCCACTCCCAGCGTCGCCGCCAGCGTGTCCGATGTCGCGTCCGTTGGCGGGTCGAACCGCGACCGGGGCCGTCCGGACGCCACGACACCAGACCGTATCCAATTCGGGGTAGCCCCCGAGAGGTTTGTCTTCGTCGCCTCTCGGGCGTTTGTGAGCATCCGTTCCCATGTTTCCTGCTCTATCTTCGGAATTTTCTCGTTGCGGATCGCATACGCAAAACCGCCCACAGGATCAAGAGAAGTTATACCCCGATGGCTTTGGAGGATCACGCCAAGATCGCCAAGCGACAAGGCTGCCGGAAACTGCTCGCCGCTGTCAGCGTCAAGCGTGTGTGGATGCGAATGATATATCACCGACTTGTCGAAGTCGGTGGGTCTCGGGACGCTCACCGATGTGGGATCGCGGCTGGTAACCGTCGTCAGTACGTCCTCTGGCGTGGCGATCCCGCCGTGCTCCCAATTCGATGACGGCCCACCGAAGTTCATGGCGTCTACCAGCTCGATGTTGCCCTTCGCCATCTTGTCGCGAACGACCTGCCACTCCGCCTTGCTCATGCCGCGCGGAGGCTTCATCTGCTTGAGCAGGCCCATGCCGCGTTCGACGCCAGCATCCGCAAGGACGCGATTGAACAGGCCCATCAGGCTGCCTCTCGCTCGCGCTTGGACATGGCAAGAAGACCGCCTGCTCCCGCCACAGCGGGGACTGCAGCCATGATGTTTTTGCTCCGCCTGCGCCACTCGCCCGGATCGTAATTGGCAAACCGGCTGCGGATGTCGTGTGGCTGGACGATCATGTACGACTTGCTTCCCACGTCCTCGACATTGTTCGTGTACTGCAACGCGCCGATGTTGAATTTTTCCAGCTCGTTGGCGAGCGTGTGACGACCGATCATGTCCGCGTCGCGCGATCTGTTCTTGACCATTATGCCGGACTGCGTTTCTTCAAACGTGTCTGGCATGCTCTCAAGCGCCTTTCGCAGCCACTGGTTCATGTCTGTGCCGCTGTACGGCACATAGCCCTCCCGAATGATATCGTTTGCTATCGCGGTAACCTCGCGGTCCGTCATCGATCTGACCACACTGTCCAGTGTGCGCTGTACCAGCGGCGATCCGATGGCACTTTCTTGGGTGCCATACAGGTAAGGAGCCACCTGCCACATCACGCCCAGCGCGCTGTGTGCGCCGATGTCCTTCTCGATGTCGAGAATGTCCTTCTTGCGGTTGAACCGCAGCGGCAGCGTCGCGCCCATGAAATTTGGTTTGTCGTATCGTCCCTCGCGAATATCAAACAATTCCTCCGCCGCCTTCTTCGTGCCGACGTGCGTGAACGGAGAAAAACCTCTGGCAACTTTATTCGGCAGGTGCTCGGCTGCCACCCAGTGGTAGACTTCATCGCCCTCACCGAACAGGTCGAGGGCACGCGCCTGCTTCAGTTCGAACGCCTCGCGTGCGGCCTTCGCTGCGCTTTTGAACAGTCCCATCAGGCCATCTCCGGCTGTCGCTGGTTTAGCATGCTCGCCAGCGTCGCCACGCCAGCTCCGGTGATCGGCAGGCCGTACTTCTTGAGCAGCGGCACGAAGTCCGCGAACGCGCCAGTCAGGTGATCCTTCGGACGGAACACCACCATCTCGCCGCCGTGGATGTTGTTGGCGAGGTTGCCGAAGTACTCGAATACCTCGTTCTCGGTCTCTGCCTCTGGCGTCCAGATCGCGCTGTCATAGCCCTTGCTCATTAGTCTGCGGACAGTCTCGGGGCTCTCATGGAGACCCATGATGCCCTCCTCCTGAACCATCGGGTATGGGTTCTTCGCAGACGTATACATCGGCGCAACGTGCGGCGTGTCGGACAGCTGCCCTCCGAGTGAATTACGGTACTTTGGCCACGCGGTCATTTCAGCTTCGTATGCGGCCTGCTTTTCCAGATATTCCGGCAGCCCCTCCAGACGCGCCACTTCGTCACGCAGGCGCTGGGTGACATCATCTCTGGATTGCTCCATCTGGCGACTGATCTCTCGCACATGATCCCACGTCAGGTTGGAACCAGCACGCTCCGACGCCTCGTCGCTCGGCGCCATATCAAACAGCTCAATGCGAGAGACCGGCAAACCGCGCTTGAGGTTTTCCTGATGGTAAGACGGAGGCAAGGGTCTGGCCCTGAACTCGTCCCGCTCTACCTGCCTTAGTTCCCCACGCAACTTGCTGGCCTGCCGATACGGGGCCTCATCCCCATCGGGTAGGGATCGGTTTTTCTCAACCGCCTTCGTGTACTGGCGACCAAGGCGGCGCTGGAGGTTCTTATGTTCTTTCCGCGACATCTCGGCGAGCGGGTACTGCTCCGTGTTGGGGCGATAGCTGAACGGGCTGTCGATCCCGTGCGCGTAGGCTGATGCGTAGTACGGCGCATCCGTCACATGCAGCGCACGGTTCGCGTCGATCTCCTTGCCGATATCGAACCCCGTCCCTCGAAACAGCGGCAGGTCGGTGTTAAAGCCGCGCGCCTGCAGCTCCGCGATCCGCGACGCGCTCGGCTTTGGTCCGCCGCGTAGTGCGCTCTTGATGCCGCCCAGCAACCCAGCCATCAGCTCACCCGCCTTATCCGGTTAGCATTGCGCGCGTCTTCGTTGCTGCGTGCGATACGATGGTTGCGCTCAGCCTCATCGTAGGCCCGGCGCATGTCCCTCATCACGCTGTTGAGCACCGCCATTTGGTCGCTCGGCTTCAGCCGGTAGTATTCTTTCGAGAACTCGACGTGCGCCTTGCCCATGCCGAAGAGCGGGCGCTTGAGTTTTGCGAACGTCGCCATCAGACTTCACTCCGCCTGCGCTTCAACTGGTATGGCTGCGCCGCCTGATCTCTGGTAACCGGGAACGCGACAGAAAAGCCGGGCGATGCTGCGCCCCGTTCCGCCGTCAGCTGCATTGGCCACTCGTCAACGTAGTCATACGACGACGGATTGCCCTGCTCGCTCCAGCGGATGTTTTCGGACCTGATGACAACCGGCATGGTGTCGTAGCCAGCCTCCTTCAGAGCGCGAGCGCGATGCCGTCCCTCGTGGCCTCGTATGGAGCCGTCGCGGTTGATCATCAGATACGGCAGGCTTTCAAACGGCTCGTTCTTGTTGAGGAGGTCTTTCACGCCGCCCAGCTTCTGGTCGTTGCTGGCGCTCCTTGCCAGTCCGAGGAAGTCATCAATCGGCATCTCGATCAGCTTGGAGCGCGACAGGCTTGCGACTTTTGCCTCGCGCAGCAGCGCGTCCTGCGAGAACCGATCATCCGCCGCCCTGACGAGCGCCTTGAGACCCTTGTCCAGCAGCGCCATCAGGCGGTCTCCTGCTGCTCGTTCAGCAATGCGGTGAGCGTCGCAAGGCCACCAGCAGTCAGCGGCAGGCCGTAACGCTTGAGTATCTCCAGCACACGGTCGTCCCAGATCGCGTAGTTATGCGTGCCGTCGCCATCGGCGCGCGAGTTCCCGTCAAGGTATTTGACGCCCACGATGCCCTTGGCCTTGAGGTTTTCGGCTGCAAGCAAATTGGCATCCCTCAGTCGCTGCCCGTAAAGGCCCATCGGCGGCTCAACACCGGCTGGCCAGTCGTCGTCGGCAGCCTTTTGAACCACTCGCTCCCACAGCTCCTGTCCGTCATTGCCGAGCGAGCGGTACAGGCTTGAGCGGGGCAGCTCTGGAATGTCGTCTGCGCTGATCCCCATCTTCTCCAGAATAGCGGGCTGCTCCCGCGCAGGCTTGTCCCAGTAGATCATGTCAGTCTCTGGGTCGGCGTGGATCGCCGTCTCCAGTAGGTGACCGGGCTGCCGTGGCTTCAGGGCGACTGCTCTCCCCTCATCGAGCACCCTCAACGCTTCCTTGATGTAGCGTATCTCGTTGTCATCGAGCGTGCCGAACTGCGCCTCGTCGTGGTTCTTCAGCGCGTTCATCAGGCCGGTGCGCTGCGCTTCCAGTAGCGGCGACCCCGGTCCCGCATCTTCCTCCAGCTGGTCGAAGTGAGGCCAGAGGCGCGAATACAGCTCGTCTGCTGCGTCCCGATCTTGGGGCGATAGGTCGCTGTGGTCATAGACACCGTCGATGATGACCCTGCCCTTCTGTCGTGGGCCAGCCAGCGCCTCGCGATAATACTCGCCCACCTTGCGCGTGTCGGTGATGTAGGCACCCGGCCCGCGCATCTGGTTGCCCTCGCCAGTGCCTATGGTGCGCGGGCTGATCTCAAATCGGTCGAAGTTGTGCGGCGTGCCGTGCCATCCGATGATCGGCTTCAGCACCTTGAGCAATCCACGCGCAGCCATCAGACCCTCGCCCCAGCCCTAGTCGCCAATGCCATCAGCCACTCCGCCTGCTTCTCACTCAGGAACGCGTTGATCCCGTAGTCCCTGCGCGCCGTCTCCAGTGTCAACACGAAAGATGTCTCTGCGGCGGTGGTGCAGCCAAGCATCGCCGCGTCGATTGCCGCCTTGTATGCAGGCTCCTTCGGGAACCACTTCTTGGCCTTGGTGCGGCCAGTCGATGGCTCGTCCGAGCCCTTGCGCCACTCGCGTGCGTCTGCCGGTCGCGAGGGGCGAGGCTTGAGCGGCTCGGCCCACACTGGACGCCCGAACGACGATTGCGCGCCAGTGCCGAGCAGATCGTCCCACACAAAGCCCGCCTGCACGCGGATGCGCTCGATGGCGACGGCGGCGTTGTCACGCTCGCCTGCGCTGTCGGAGCCGAGCCTGCCCAGCAGGCCGATCAGCTTACGCCTGTCGTCAGGGCTGAGGGTCATTTGTCATCTTCCGGCCAGCACGAAACCGAGCGGTCCCGTCGATCACGTTCGACCCGCCGACCTGTTCTGGCCATCCATCCAGACACCCCTCGCCGTACAAGGCCACCAATGCGCGCCGCATCCAGATGTTGTCCTTCGCTTTCTCAACCATCTCGCGCATGCCTTTATCGCGTCGCATCAGGCACCTTTTCCGCACACTCTTGGCAATGGGCTGACGCATCCAGATGACGCGGAGCGACCCAGCGACCACACTTCGCACACTCGACCTTGTCCTCGCCCAGCCGCTTTTCGAGATACTCGCGCCACGTGTCCGACCGGAAGGGATGCTTCCCGTTCACGCCATTGCCTCCACATCCTTGGAGCTAATGAACTGGCGAACCACTTCGCTCAGTCCCAGCAGCGGCGTGAACGTGATCAGGGTGAAGAACCCCCGCTGGCCGCGCTGCGTCCTGACGCGGCCTTCCGAATATACATCTTCGGGCGGTTCTTCGTCGAACCAAAAAGCGTCGATGGTGTCGCCCTGCAGCTTCTCGCGGCCCTTCTCGTAGCTCTTGAAGATCAGGATGCTCTCGCCCTGAGAGAGACTGCCGCCGCCGCCGAACCTGATGGTGCAGCTGTCGAGGCTGTCAGGCACGCCACGAGCCCGCTGGGTCGTCAGGATGGCGTCGCCGGGCACCATGCCAGTCCCCCACGCGTCCTCGATCTGGGGCGGCCCTACGAGCATTCTCTGCGGGTTGTCGCGGGTGCTCTCGCCAGTCACGCCAGCGACCCACACTTTCGTCGGCTTGTCGAACACAGCGCCATCCCACCAGTCTGGATAGCGGCCCGTCAGGTGCAGCGCGATCTCGGCTGCGCCACACAGCGTTTTCCCCTGCTGGTTTCCCGCCATGAATAGTCGCTCGTTGCCGTCCGGCGAAACGATTGAGCCGAGGCGGTGGAACTCAAGTTGCTTTGAGTAGGGCCGGTAGCTTGCCAGCCTGTTGCGGCTCGCTCGATGCAGCAGCGCGCGGGACATTTCCTCCCGCTGCCGCAAGAGCGTGTAGAACTCGCTCGTTGAGTTCAGCGATGGATGCTCGGAGCTGGTCATCGGTCAGGTGATCCAAGTGGCTGAAGGGTGTCTTGACGTTGATCTCCTGATCAACCAGCGAGGCGCACACGCGCAGGTAGCCGAGCGGGTTCTCGCGATAGACCTTCTCGATGGCCTTATCGCCGACCTTCGCGAAATGCTTCGCGATGTCTGCCACAAACGCCCGGCTGAACTCTTGCCGATAGCCCGGCTTCGGGCCAGCTGGATTGCCGCTCTGGCCCGGCTTAAACCGCGTGTGCTCTGGCCCGCCTCGCGGATTTCTGACTTTGCCTGACTTGGCAGGTTTTGCCCTTGCCCTCGATTTCGGCTTTTCCGCTGCGTCAGCCTCGCTCACTTTGCGCTCTCCACTTTGGTTCGCTTGGCCTGCGCCTTCTTGGCCATTGTCAGGAGATGATCTACGCCAATGCGTCTGTCGTAGTACGCAACGCAGCATGCCGCGTTGCAGAAGTGCAGCGTCTCATCAGCCTGCTCGCCATCGTCACACGACACAGTCATGCGCCACACCTCACTGAGGTTAGCGGAGCAGCAATCACACGTGTATTTTACGCTCATCTCGCCCTCCCCCGTACATACTCGCCGCACCAGTCTATTGCGCTTGTCTGCGCCCAGACGGATTGCTCGATGTAGTTGCCTTCTTCCGTGAGGTTTGACACTGGCCGGGGAGCATATCGGTGACACCACCCATGACTTAGGCTCGGACCAGCACTCTCCCAATATGAGCAGCTCTCGCACGCTTTTTCGTCTTCCATTATGCGACCTCCTCCGTCACGATCCAGTCTGGTTGCGGTTTCATGTCTGCGACCGGCACGAGCAGGCATGGCTCGATGTCTGCGGCTGCACCGATCC